GGAACGAAGATTCTGAACCTCGAAGTGTCCTCTTTCCCCGCTCCGTCGGCTCTTACAGAGGAAAAGGAGTCCATGGATGCCGAATTCGAAGTTATCGACGTCGAGTAAGGCCGATAAGCTGGCTCAACTGGTGGACAAGTCAGTTGCCGCTGGCGATTACTCCACCCTTCTGTTCACGCTTCTTGCTGTCGTTCATCGCGACGGTGGTCAATATACGCATCTCGCTGGCTGGGCCTGTAGCATCGTCGATGCAATGCGCATGGTTGAGGCTCTTCACAAGGATAACGCCGCGCTGAAGGCGCGACTGGACAAGCTCTCCAATGGCTGAAGCACCTCCTAAGATTGGTACCTTCCTTCGCCACAAGCAGACTGGTGATGCCGCCAAGGTCGTCTTGCATGAAGGCAAGATGGCCATCAAGCCCGACCTTCCGGGCTCTCCTGTTTACTATCCCATTGCTCGCCACGTCGAGTTCAACGTCGAGGAACATCCTCAGAAGTTGCCTCCGGGCAGCTGGGCCCGCGTTGCCTACGACGCTTATCGTGCCTTTTGCGAGATGCATCCCGAGTTCAAGCGCCAGCCGGAATGGAACTCGCTTCATCCTCAGGTGAAGGCTGCCTGGATTGAGCGGCGGGTGAAGTTCGAGAACGTCATGCAGCTGGAGCTGTTCAACACTATCACCGCCTTCTTCGACAAGCACCTATGAGTCGCTGGAATCGGGAACCCGAGTGGCTTCCTGTCGATGCCGAAGGGGCCCATTGGCAGTTCGTCTCCTATAAGGGGCGTTACTTGGGCTGCGTGGTGCGCGTCTCCACGCCTGATGGAGCCTATTACCTCAGCGAGAAGCTCTGTTGCAAGGACGCTGACGAGCACCTCTATATGGAGTCTGCCGCTCGCCGGGTCCTGACTACGCTCTATTGCAAGGATTGTAAGCGATCATGTCTGGCGTGAAGGTAGAGCTCGCCAACCCGAACGCCTATGCCTCGACCCGAGAGTATATCGAGCAGCATCTTGCTCCAGCCGTTGCCGAGCTTCACCGTATCACCAACGAGCTCATCGCGCCCGGTGCTACTTCAGTTGAAGAATGGGAGGTTGACATGGTGCCGAGTAACGCCACCATCGGAGCCTTTTCTCCGCTGGATACTCGGCTCGACCAGTCGCCTAAGCATGTCGTCTTTGACGGTGCCGCATATAAGTCGATTCCGACGGAGCTTCTACGCTCCAAGCAACTGAAGGTCCAGCTGTCGGCCGTTGTCTACGTCAAGGGAAGCGGCGAGGTTGAGTTTCGGCTGGTCGACGACCATCGCCAAGCTGTCATCGGTAGCGCCTTCCGCACTGAGGCAGCTTCGCCGACGACAATCACTTGTCAACTTCCCTTTGGCGACGCCGCGAATTGTGTTGCACCGAAACAACGTAAGTACATCATGCAAGGAAGAGGCGTCGACCTGGGTGCCATTCCGGTGTGCCGGCGTTTTTCGATGTCCTTCGTCTACATATGACCTTCCTTCTGGTTGTCGGGGGATGCTTGCTCGCCTTCATGCTCCTCTGCTGGCAGCTGTGGGATGAGATCTCAAAGGTGATCAAGTGGCTTCGAAACCACCACGATCGCATCAGCTCGCTCGAAGTGAAGGACTACCAGCAAGACGCTCGCCTCGATATGCATCGCAAGGTACTCATCCAAGCCAAGAAGGACATCAAGGCCTTGGGCAAGGATGTTGGATGGGACGACAACAACCGAGCTACCCAAGTCATGGAGACTCAGTCCGTTCTTGAGCTCGTCAAGAAGACGAAGAATGAGCCTCCGGATGAGCCTCCGCCTGATGCCGCCTGATGGGCACCAAGAACGTTCTCAGGGTTTGGGCAACGAAAGCCAAGATGGAGCGACGGGCAGTATGCCGCTCCAAGGTTACCTATCTTAGCTTCAGCGATGCGTCGTTGGAGTCGATCCGCATCGCGCGCTCGCTCAAGCTCAAGTTTCGCCAGACCCCTTACGTCTGCCAGGTCTGCGGCAACTATCATCTGACTTCTAAACGATGACAGCTATCCCTCGTAGCGCTTGCTACACACCCTCAGCTTGGGGAGCGAAGTTTCATGCCCTTCGAATCGAAGAAGTCTTCGGAGCTGGAGCCGCTGGTCCAGGAAAGGCGCTGGCTCTCGGCACTATTCTTCCAACCCCAAACGGACTCGTCCCTCTCGGAGATATACGACCTGGCGATACGGTCTTTGGCATCAAGGGAGAGCGGGTCCGAGTCATTGCCGAGACCTCAGTCCAGCTCGACCGACCCTGCTACGAGCTCTCCGTCTTCGGCCAAAAGATAGTAGCCGATGCCGAGCACGAATGGGTAACGACCGCCGACAAGCGCTTCGCAATCAAGACGACCAAAGAGATCCATGAGTCCATCTTCAAGGTCTCCCTCCCGGCTGCCGGCATCGCCGACTTCGGAGGAGCCAATGCCCTTCCCGTTGATCCGTATGTGCTCGGCGTCTGCCTCATCCTTGGACAGCCCAAGGACCGTTCGAAGTTCACTGGATGGGATATCGAGCTCTACTCCATCATGCGCGCCGTTGGGTACACGCTCGACGAGGTGTCCTATCGGGTTAGCCAGATTCGAGAGCGACGAGATGTCATTAACCAGCTTATTCCAGAATCTGGCCGTCGGATCCCTTGGCAGTATATGTCTGGGTCTTTTAATCAACGAATGGCTCTCGTTGAAGGGATCATGGACGGTGCTGGCGGCACAGGGCCAACTGTCGAAGAATCTGACCTCCCTTTTCTTGCTGACCTGTTTGCTCTTTGCGCTTCAGTGGGTCTTGGTCCTGAGCTTCGCAAGGGATATCGAAAGAAGCACGGTGTTGGGCACTTCGTCCACATCCAAAGCCGTACCCTCCGCTGTTCCCGCCGAATTGCTGGCGGCCCCCAACACAAGACCGAACGAATCCGCTACGAAGTAACCCACGTTCGCCGGTGTCCGTCAGTTCCCGTCAAGTGCATCCAAGTAGAAGGCGGAACGTACTGCATAACACCGCTGTACATCCCGACGCACAACTCCATGGTGCTGCTCGCCGACCCGCTAGAACAGGTCTGGGTCGAGCATATCCGCTGTCTTCAAGATGATAGGGCGATTCCCGATGCCTTCCCGGACGACATCAAAGCAGCCATCAAGAACAATCCTCTCCGATGGGGCTATTCGGAAGGCTGGGCCCTTCATCTCCGGCGAACTCTCACCCGATTGGGTGAAACCATCGAGCGCGCCCACCGCATGTTTCCTCTCATCGATCCAGACGTCGACTGGAATGAGAAGAAGAGCATGTTTACGTTCTCCAGCGGCTTCAAGTACCAGTTCGGCCACTGCAAAGACCGCAACGACCACACGAACTATCTAGGCCAGCAGTACAGCTGGGTCGGCTTCGATGAGCTGATCGAGTTCCTTGAGCGCCAGTATCACGCCATCTGCGCCCGTTGCCGCTCGGGTGACAAGGTGCTGATGAAGATGCTCAAGAAGCGATCGATGAGCAACCCCAAGCTCTCGGACGCCAAGGGTGAGAGCATCGACGTTGACGACCCGATGTGGGTTCGTCGCTACTTCGTCGACCCTGCCCCGCAGGGTAACACGATCATCCGCAAGAAGGTCACGCTCAAGAGCGGCGAAGAGACCTACGTTCGCAAGCTCTACCTCCCTGCAACGCTCTACGACAACCCAGACAAGGACTTCGTAAGGCAGTATGAGATTGAGCTACGATCTCGCCCAAAGCATATCCAGGATGCGTACCTCCATGGCAAGTGGGACTCTGTTGTCGGGTCCTACTTTGAGCATAGTTACAACCCCGACATTCATCGATGTCGACCCTTCAAGATACCCCAACACTGGCCCATCTTCAGAAGCCTCGATTGGGGCTACGTCAGCGAAGGATGCCTCGGTTACTACGCCTTAGACCCTACGTTAGACATCCTCTACAAGTTTTGGAACTGCGTCTTCAAGAAGAAGCGAGTGGGTGACTTCGTAACGTCCGTTATGAAGCCCTTTGAGATGGCCAACAAGCTTTGGAATCCCTTTGCAGGCTCACTCATCTACGGCCCCGCCGACACTCAGATCTGGGAGGAAAGAGGAGAGAGCGCCCTTTCCAAATATCAAGAGTTCGTGCAGAATGGTGTTGACTGGTGCTACGCGGACAAGCGCTCGCGCGAAGACAACGCGCAGCGGGTGCATGAGCGACTCACCGCCCACGAGAACTTCAGCAGACCTCCCAAGCTGATCTTCTTCGAGAATTGCCAGCAATCCTACCAGGTGTTGTCTGGCATGCAGACGGACCCGAACAAGCCCACCGAGCCCCTGAAGGGCGGCTTCGACCATCCGTACGATGAGACGTCCTATGCGTGCGCGTACATCCACGGTCGCGTCATCGATCCCCCCAACTATAAGGGCCGAGTCATCGACACAGATGGCGAAGAGAAACGTGACGAATCGCGTGGCTCGTTCGGTTACTGGCAAGGATAGCATGAAGTTCATTGCCCACATCTTTCCCAGCAAAGGTAAGCGGGTTAGGCATCTCAACGATGTTTTCTGTAATGACCTTGGAACCGAGGTCAACAAGACACTCTCTCGCTACTACGACAACGATGGCAATCGCCACTACTGCTTCGTTGTTACAGAACGCGAGGACATCATGGACTTCCTCGGGTTCGAGTTTTCCTCAAGCGAAGTACATGGCCCCGGTGAGTACGCGCTGTCCACCGAGGACTACGACTATATGTGCGCGATGCTGAAGCAGCGCACGCGCCATATCCCCGAGGTTGCGTAATGGACGCGCTCAACATCGAGGTTCTTCAGGACCCAGAGGAAGATCCTGGCTACGAAGACACGGAGCGGGAGAGTCCTCTACAGAAAGAGGAAGAGAAAGAGCTCGTCATTGATGAGGACTCACCGAACCTCGTTCCCGAGCTGGAAGCCACTGATGAAGGGCAGAAGTTCCTCAAGCGGCTCGTCCAGGATGTCCATGACGAGTTCATGCAGGCATGGGACAAGAACTCGGCCTATCGCGAGAAGGTTGCGGAGGCCTGGCGCGTTCTTTTCTGTGACCTACCTCCAAAGTCCAAGCCGTTTGAGAACTGCGCAAACGCTGCCATTCCTCTGGCTCTACAGAACATCGTTCGCCTTACGAACAAGATGACCACCGAGGTCTTCGGTGATTGGACAGAGCCGTTCAACTTCCTTCCGACGAACCCGCAGAGCGAGGCCATCGCACCCATCTGCACCCAGCACTCCAACTGGCAGCTGCGGTCCAAGATGCTCGGTTTCAAGCGTCAGATGAAGCGAGGTATCCTCATCTTCGCCGTTGGCGGCGACGTTGCGGCGCACTCCTACTACGACCCAATCACTCGCAAGAACGTTCACGACATTCTGACGTGCGATGACTACGTTGTTCCCTATGCCCACGTTTCGGTCGAGCCCGACTTCTCGGACGTCCCTTGGATCGCCCGCCGGTTTCCTTACTACAAGCACCGGCTCAAGCAGATGGGCAAGCGAGCCGGCTGGACCAACGTCGACAAGGTTACCGCCTACGACGCCCCTGAGTACACCAACACCCAGGTCGAGACAACGCTCCGGGATACCGTTGCCGAATTCATGGGTGAAGACCCCTTCGGGCAGAAGAAGGGCGAATACGAGATCATCCAGTACGAGGGCTGGATGGAGCTTCCGGGCATGGAAGAGGAGCTCTATTGCCAGCTCATCTTCGACTTGTGCTCGAAGGTGCCGCTGAAGCTCACCGTTCACATGCGAGTGCCGTATGACGAGCGGGCCCGATACGAGCTCCAAACTCAGGAGCTCCAGCAGTTCCAACAGCAGACCCAGCAGCTGCAGATGATGCAGCAGCAGAAGGAGCAGCAGCTTGCATCAATCACCGATGCGCTCGGCATCATGCCTCAGGACAGCCCAGAGATCGGCGGCATCGTCCAGCAAGCTCAGCAGATCCAGGCTCAGCCGCTCCCTCCACCGCCGGTTCCGCCGTCTTGGATGGCTGACGGTCAGATGGAGCCTACGCCCCCTCGTAAAGAGCCTATCTATATGTTCGCGCACGGCGTCTGCCTGGAGCCTGTTCTTGGGAACATGGGCGTGGGACTCGGTCGCATCGACGGTCAGCTCAACATTGCGGCCAATACCGTCTGGTCCATGTTTTTCGATGCGTCTGCGCTTGGCAACGGCAAGACGTTCATCACAGCTAGCAACGTGGACTTCGCTAGTCCATTCCGCATTGGCCCAGGTGTCATCAACAAGGCCAAAAACATCATGCCCTCCGACCTTGCGAACGGCATCATGCCGCTCGACTTCGGAGCCGCCAATCCACAGCTGATTGAAGCTGCCGACCGAATGATGCAGTTCGGCGAGCAAGCCATGGGCACCAGCGAGATTCTCGCCGGAGCTCCAGGAAAGAGCGGAGAAACCGCCCGCGGCTTCCAGGGCCGTGCCGAGCAAGCCAACTCGATGATCAAGGTCCCGACGATGGCGTTCGGTGACTTTGCTGTCCAGGTGATGAAGAACAACTGCAAGCTCAACGCAGTGTTCTGTGGCGAAGAGGAGATCTTCTACGTCAACCGATACAACGAAGACCTGCAAGTCCAGGGAGCCCAACTGGTTCGTGCTGCCCGAAGCATGTACGACAACCCCTTCGACATCGAGCTCGTGGCTGATATGCAGTTTCGTAGTCGAGCGGAGAAGGTCTCCGAAGCTGACGAGATTGTCCAGCTTCCCAACGCCATGCCCGACTTGGCGTACAACTACGCCTTCAAGTATTACGCCATTCGGGAAAGCCTCAAAGCGCGCGGCATGCACAAGATTGCTCGCACTCTTCTCGGGCCGCCACCGCCTCTCCCGCAGAACACGTTTGGCCTGCCCCCGGGAACGCCGGGCACTGCCATTGGTCCTGAGCAGCTGATGCAGCAAAAGGTCCAGCAGTACGTTCAGCAAGGGATGCCGCCACAGATGGCGCAGATGCGGGTCCAGCAAGAGATGGCGATGCAGCAGCAGCAACAGCAAGCCGCTCAGCAAGGCCAGCAGCAAGGCGGCAAGCCACAGGGCAAGCCTCAAGCCAAGGCCGCATAACATTTACGGGGCTGCGACTGGAGACATGTGTCGTTCCTCAGACAATAGCTCCTACCGAGGAAGCCCCACCATCAACCAACTGTCGAGCGGGCGTGGTGTCACGGGATGTCCGTGAACGGGCCCGGGTGTCGAGCCGCATGAATCACCGCTCGATGGTTGGCCTATTCAAGGAGTCATCGGTGAACATCAAGAAGATCGATATCAGCGTCGCGATGCCAGCAATCGTCACTCTCGTGGAGGGAGACATCATTAACCTAGAGCGTGGGCTGGATGCTGCATACATGCTCGGATTCAAGCAAGGGGAAGAGTCTGGGCGCAAGGCTGAGGCTCAAGATGCCAAGCATCGCATCAGCGCGCAGCAGATGGGACAGCTTGAGTCAGCGCGCGTCAATCGGGTCATATGAGTGAGCTCGACAAGATGATGGCCTTTGGCCACTGGCTGGAGCAACGCCGCCTCCAGTTCCAAGCTGAGCTGTGCGCGCTCAGCATCGACCGCAGCAAGCCAATCGACGCTATCCGCGTGAAGGCTGGCCACCTCGAATGCGCCCAACTCACGCTCCAAGCCTTCAGCGATCTCTACAACGGAGATCTCGGGAAGTTCATGCAGGAATACCTCGGGCAGGCGCCCGATGAAGAAGAGGAGTCAGATGGAGACAGTCATTGAGACGGAGCGAATTCCGACAATAGAGCCAATCATGCAGTTCTTTGCTTTCGAGCACCTGCCTACGCACCTACAGATGGTCAGTGCGCCCTTTGCGCAGCTTGCGATGAAGCTGGTAACCGAACTTCCTCGCAATGCAGAGCGCACCGTTGCTCTCCGTAAGCTGCTTGAGTCTAAGGACGCCGCTGTCCGAGCGAGGCTTGCAAAGTAATGGAAGTCGCAGAGGCCCTTCGCGAGAAGGCGGAACACCAGCATCGGCTAGTTGAGCGTGCTCTAGTCGCTCAGAACATAGCCGAAGCCTTGGAAAAGAGCCTAGCCCCGCTAGGCCACTATCGAATCCCCGGGTTGCTCGACAGGCGCCGCCTGGAGTTCGGCATCCCAAACGGATGCTTCGAGCACTTCCCGCTGTTCGACAAGGTCTACATCTGGCAGCTCAACATGACCGAGCGCAAGACGTACGCCGAAGGCGGGAAGATCATCAAGCCCGATGCTCGCATTGCTCACGACCGTGCAACGGCCGCTCGTGGAGTCATCGTGTCGGCTGGTCTCGCGGCACTCGATTCTCTTCGCTCAACCGGAGTCGACCTTGGACACATTGTTCGGTTCAAGAAGTACGCTCCTTTCATCCAGGTCGTTCAGGAGGTCAGCGGCGTCGAACTCGCTGTGATGACTCTCCGCGATGGAGACTGCGTCTCGTCGGAGGACTTGGCTCGCGACTTCCACGAGGGTCGCGTTCGCATCGTCAACGTCTCGCAAGAGAAAGGCGGTTATGACCACCGTTTTGAGAGAACGCTTGAGGACGGAACCGTGGTTACCACGGGGGCCAAAGTCGCCGCGTACTATGATCCTTCAGTTTGATCGCAACGAGTTCCAGCGCGTCTTTGGACGTCGCTTGGCAGCTTGTCGCATCGCGATGAATCTGAGCCAGGACCAGTTCGCTGAAGCTACTGGCTATCACAAGCAAACAATCAGCAACCTAGAACGAGGCCTCACGTGTCCATCGCTCGTAGCGGTGTTCCTGTTCGCTGAGGTCCTCAAGGTAAGCCCGAAGATGTTGCTCTTCGGCAATGAGTAAAGGAACGCTTTATGGGTGACGAGATCGAAGTCTCTACCGAGCCAGAGAAGAAGGACGAGGCACCAGTTAGCTTCGTCGAGGATGACGGCGCAACGCTGGTCACTGTCGGGAAGGATAAAGAGGATGCCGGGCGAAACGATGACGAGCGCTGGCGACAAGCCGAAGAGACCCAGAACCGTCTCGCGCGCGGTTTTGACGAACTACGCTCGCGTCTTACTGGTGGGAGCCCTCAGCCCCATTCGCAAGCCTCTGCGCCCGATCCCTGGAAGCCACAAGAAGACGCCATCACCGAAGAGGAGCGGGCCCTAGGTATCCAGTGGGAGGCCCACAAGGCGGCTGGCACCTTCCGTCAGAATCCTGCTCTGCTTGGGGAGATGGACGGCAAGGCGCGCGCGCTCCAGCAGCGGCGTATGGATATCGCCACGCAGCGCGCGGTGCACAACGCGATGCCTACGTTCCTGGCAGCTAGCCAGCAGCACCAGTATCAGAACCAGTACGGCGACGTGAAGGCCAACCCGCAGGCGAACCAGTACGCCCGTGGGCAGTACGACATCCTCAGGGCCAAGGGCCACCCAGACTCGGCGGCAACGGTGGAGCTGGCGATGCAGGCTGCTCGTCGAGAGTTCGGTCTTGGCGGTGGCCGTCATCAACCAAGCGAACGAGACCGTGACCAACTGACAGGGTTCTCCGGAACCCGGAGGACCAACATGGAGCCGAAAAGCAACGTGGTGAAGATGGGCAAGTCCGAGAAGAACATGGCGATGGCCATGTACGGGCAGGCCTTCAATGGCGACGAGAAGAAGGTCTACTCCACTTGGGCCAAGAACGTTGGTCTCAAGGCTCAGAAGTCGATCAACAAGGGGCGAAACGCTTCCCGATAAGCGTCGAGCACCTACTCAACTCAGCAATTAGTTGGATTGGGGATCCAACAACAACAAGTCAAACTGAAGGAGTCGTTCATGCAGCGAACGAGGGTCCTCCGGCACCGTGAAAGCCCGGACCTCAACCAGACGAAGGTCACACCAAGGACCCGTCCAACGCATGAAGCTGGCCACGATGGGCAGCTCATCAAACCGGACCCAGAGCGAAAGTATGTACTCGCGCCCAAGGATGCCCAGCATCCCTTCTCGTTTGAGTTCTACCTGTCTCATGGGTACCGCCTCGAAGAAGCAACTCCTGAAGGTGTCCGCATCCGCCTCGGAGAACCTGTAGTCGTCGGGCAACCTCTAGCCTGGCGAGGGAACTTCCTACTGAGCTGCTCACTGGAGAGAGCTCGTGAGATCTTTCTCCAGGGGCCCAGCGGTAACACTGGGCAAGAGTACTACGACAAGCTGATGCACAAGATCAAAGGCAACAGTCTGGAGAACCCAGTTCAGGTGCCTGGTCTTCAGATGCAGCACGACATCGGTGAGCTCGAACAGAACCCTGCTCCGGAGCAAACCGTGTTTCGGTAACCAAAGTCGCTCGTAATCCCGTTTGGGGAAGGCACGTATCCAATGGCAGACAATCGACATAAGTACGGTATCCGCTTCCACTCCACTCAAGGTGGCGGTGGTCGCCCGGCATGCATCGAGGCGCTCGTTGCCTCTGGCTACGCTGGAGACCATGGCGGCTCTGTCGGTATCAGCATCGGCGATCCCGTCGACTTGCTTTCCACTGGATTCATGGAGCTCACGAACGACACCGCTGCCCGCGACACGCTCTTCGGCGTCGTGATGAACGTTGCCAACGCGAAGGTTGATGCCAACGGAAAGGCCCGTCCCGCAAGCTACCTGCCGAGCGGGACGACCTATACGCTGGAAGAGACGACCAGCAGGCTCATTGTCGCCCCGTTCTCCGACCACATCTGGGAGATGGATGTGGACGATGCGGTTACGGCAACGACTCTTGCCGCGTACCGTGCATTCGTCGGCGAGAACGTGGACATGGTCTTCTCGCGAGACACGAGCAACCCGGACCGCCCTCGGTGCAATCCGCTGCTCGACATCTCGACCCACGCCACGACCGCCGCTCTCATGTGGCGCATCGTTGGTGTCAGCAAGACTCGCGAGAATGCCGACTTCTCGGGTGCCTTCGTCAAGCTGCTCGTTCAGTTGAACCAAGGTCTCGACCCGACGCTGAACGGCGCCACGGGCATGGCGGGCGTCTAACGCTCACTTCATGGGCGGCGGTCTCCGTGAGGGGATCGCTGCCCACCAACTCTCAAACGATAGGATTAGAAAATGGCAGGCGAGGGCTTTACCGGCTCCGTCGCGATGAACCTCAAGGAAACCCTCGAGGAGATCATCACCGACCAGTACGACGGCGTCGAAGCGGACATGGATTATCCCAAGTGGATGATGAACCGTCCGATGAACGACAACTATGAGGACGACCAGGAGTACGCTGGTGGTGGCCTCATTGCTGAAACGCCGGAAGGTACCGAGATTGCTCCGCTGACAATCACGGAAGGCTACACCAAGCGGTACCAGGCGCGTAAGTTCGCCGCGAAGTACATCATCACCGAAGAGGCGATGGATGACTCGAAGTACCCGAAGGTCATTCAAGCCATCAAGCGCTTGAAGCGAGCCGGGTTCAAGACGGCGGATATCGATGCCACGAACCTCTTGGTCCGTGCAACGAACGCCAGCTTCCCTGGTCCTGATGGTGTCGCCCTCGCCTCCACCTCTCACCCCTTGGCTGCCGGCGGTACGTTCAGCAACATGGCGGCCACTCCCATGGCGCCTTCGACGGCCTCTTGGGGTGCGCTCATCGCTCAGCTCGACCAGCTCGTCGATCACGACGGCATCATCCAGGGCTACAAGGCGAAGGCTGTTCTCCACCCGGTTCAGCAGCGCTCCGTATGGACCGTGCTGTTGGGCTCAAAGATGGACCCTGAGGCGGGCAACTTCTCCGCCATCAACGTCATCAAGGAGTACGACAACACCATCAAGCGCGTCCAGCTCAAGTACTGGACGAACACCACGACCAACTGGGCTCTCCAGACGGACGCGGACAATGGCTTCCAGTTCCGTTGGAAGAAGAAGTTCAAGAGCAACACCTGGATCGACCACAACGCCGAGCTGATGAACTACTCGCTCAGCGGTCGATGGGACAACGGCACCAGCGAACCTCGCTGCGTCATGTTCGTGAACGCATAAGGAGGACAGCATGGCCCTACCTCTCGTTGGTCAAAAGAACCTGGGCTTCCGCACCTTCTTTGGGCAGTGGATAGCTCCAGGTGCTCGGGTCACGTTCCTTGGGCCAGCTGGCGTCTTCGAGGATACGTTCACCGAGAACAACCGTGTCGCCACGCTGAATGCGGCGCTCGCTCGCTGCCGCTCCGGCAAGGGTGATGTCGTCATCGCGCTTCCCGGGTACACGGAAAGCATCAGCTCGGCTGACTTTGCTTCCTCGCTGGTTGCGGGCACCAAGTTGGTCAGCGCCGGACGTCCTGGCGCAAGCAGCAACCCAACGCTTACGTGGACAGCTACTGCATCCACGTTCCTGCTGGACGTTGCCGATGTTGAGCTCGTTGGCTTCAACCTGAACTTCGCCGGTATCGATGCGGTGGTTGCGCCCATCACCATCAGCGCTGCTGGCTGCCTGCTCGCCAACAACCTCATCACGCTGGCAGCGGGTGCGGCTGGCGCAACGACTCCGATCACTGTCGCGGCTGGCGCAAACAACTGCTCCATCATCGACAACAAGATGCTGCATACCGGCACTGAGACGGAGGTCAATGTCATCTCCATTACCGGTGCAGTCAACAACCTGGAGATTGCGGGCAACAAGATCTCCTGCCTGCTCACCAGTGCTACCGGTGGCATCATCCAGATCGGCGAGGCTGCGACCAACCTCGATATCCACGACAACCTGTTCTACAACAGCGTGGAAGACGGCATCGCGATTCGCGTTGCAGACACCTTCGCCGCTACGGGTTGGATCTACAACAACTTCGGCAAGACCATCGACGCTGGCGGCACTGTTGCCAACACGCTGAAGATGGTCTCGTTCGAAGGTACCACCGAATCGCTCATCGGTTGCTTCCAGAACTTCTCGACCGACGAGGCCACGGCTTCCGGGGTTATCTCGCCGGCTGGCGCTACCTCGTAATCCGCAGCGCGGTTCCGCCGCAGCATCTAACCCCGGGCGGCATGACTCCTGCTGCTCGGGGTTTTCTTTTATGAAGCGCCTCATCAGCTTCGGTACCTTGCTCCTCCTGGAGCTCATCAGGGAAGGCATCAGAGAATGGCGAAGACCATCCCCGACAAGATCCGTAGGAACTGGCCTAAGGGCACCTACCGTGTCTGTTGCGACTACTGCGGCGCTGCCTACATGCGGCACCAGCTCGTTCGCAAAGAAGGTGGGCTCCTCGCTTGCGTCCCTGGCGGTTGCTACAAGGGCCGTGACGAAGTCCAGCTCTCGCGAATGAACGCTGAAGCTGGCGCTCAGGTGTTCAAGCACACCAACCAGTTCGACGGTGGCCGCGCCGATGAACGCACGCTTCCGGT